CCTGAAACCACTCCCTCCCCCGCCCCGATTGCCTCCGCGAAGAGCCCTTGGAAATCGAAAACAATCTGGCTGAATATCTCGGCCCTTCTTTCCATGGCCATTCCTGCGGTGCGGGATTGGTTGGTCGCGAACCCGGTGGAGTTTGTTTCATTCCTGGCGTCGCTCGGGGTGGTGGTTCGGTTTTTGACAAGCGGAAAGATTTCACTTTTTGGGACCATGAGTAATGGCGCGTCCAACCTCCTTGTTTTGGCGATCACGGGGTTGGGCGCGTTCTCGGTCCTGTCTCTGACGAGCTGCGGGATGGAGTTCGAGGGCTCGGCGTATTACCGCGACGAAAGCGGGGCCAAGGGGGGCGTGCGAATCGTGCCGGGGGCTCCGCCGTTGCCATTCTTCCGGGTGCCGGTGGAGACGGAAAGCGGGCGCGGCGAGGTGGAGATCCGCGCGACAAAGTAAACAATCATTTTTCGCCCTCCCTTAAAGCTCGCCGGACCGCAACACCGGCAGACGAATCGGGGAGGGTGACTTTAAAAAGCAATGAGCTTGCGAAAGGAAATTCAGAGACTGCAACGCCGGGTCGGGGTCAAGGCCGACGGGCTTGTGGGGCCGGTCACGGTCGCGGCGCTTCATGCGGCGATTGACCAGGAGAAGGCCGAGCCAGCGACGGAAAATCTTCTGTGCTCTGCCACTTCCGAGTTTCATGTTTTTGACAAGCGCACCGAGAAGAATCTGGAAACGCTCCGGCTCTCAGTGCAGCCGAAGTTCCGGGCCTTCATGGCGGAGGCGCAGGCGATGGCAGCGGTCCACGGGGTCGACTATTTCACGATTTCAGGGCGGCGGAGTTACGCCCAGCAAAATGCGCTTTATGCGAAGGGCCGGACGAAGCCAGGGCCAAAGGTGACGAACGCGCGCGGCGGTTACTCGAACCATAATTTCGGCGATGCCCTGGACAATGGCGTTTTCAAGAATGGGCGATACCTCGACGGATCGAAGAAGAAAGCGGAGCGCGATCTTGCACTGAAGATTCACCGGCTCGCGGGAGACATCGCGAAAAAGCACGGGCTCGAATGGGGCGGCGACTGGAAGCGGTTCAAGGATGATCCGCACTTTGAATTCCCCGGTCTCACGATGGCGCAGAAGCGGGCCAAGGTTCGAAGCGGTGAGTGGGCCGAGTGAAAAACAGAAGAACAATGAATTTAAACGACATCAAACCCTCGGCTTGGGATGCGGAATTCCAGCATGAACTGGTGCACCAGTGGGCGTTTTTGCCGCTGGACTCGGTGGCGGTGGATCTGCGGGCGCTGAAGGATTCCGAGTTGGCGGCGCTTCATCTCTTTTTAAAGGCCAAGGTGGCGGAGCAGGACGAGTGCAACAGCTTTGCAGCGGTGCTGCAATCGTTGGTCTTGGAGGTGATGGCCTCGCGCTTTTGTTGGCGGGCCTTTGACAAGGATCAACTCAACTTCAAGGAGGTGCCCAATGGGTGAGATTAAAGACGTCCCCGGCAAGGTGGAAACATTGCTGGAAGAAGTGAACCGGCTCCAGACCGAGCGCGATGGCGTGGCGGCGAGGTTGGCCTCTTTGGAGAATAAGGCGGCGACGCAAGGGAAGCTCTCGGTCTACGACTTCTTGAAAATCGGCACGTTTGTGGTGGGGCTCTCAACGGCGGTGTCGGCGCTGGTGCAGAATTACGTGGAGGGTGAGCAACTCGCGGCAATGTCCGGGCTCAATGAATCGGCGGTGCGGGCAGCGGTGCGGCTGGAAGTGGTCGAGAAAGAAAGCGAGCGCGCGCGGAACTGGCGCGAGTTGAAGACCGGGGAACTGGCGAGATTGGCGGCGCGGCTGGAAACTCAAAACGAAGGGGCGCATGATTGATTTGTTTTTCCTCCTTCTTTTCGTCGATTCGCTTTTCCCGCTTTGGGTGATTGTGATTTTCGGCGGGGTCGTGTCTCTGGGGCTCACTGGTTACGTCGCGTATCAACAAAAAGGGACCGCGACGAAAGCAGAGATGCACGCCGAGGTCGAGGGGCTGGAGCATCGAGTGAATGAACGCTTCGAGAAGGAGCGCGAGATTTCGCGGGATGCCAATACGAAGATTTACAACCGCCTTAACGACTGCGCCAAAGGCGTGACGAGGGTGGAAGCGAAGATGGAGCAGATGGAAAAGATGATCTCAAAGTTGGTGGATAAACAATTAAACGGATGAACCTGGAACGCTCACTTTTAAACGTGCTGGTCGATTTGGCCGGGCACCTTACCACGACCGGCGCGATTCATGCGCATGTCGGGCTCTCGACCGGGCGGCAGGAAACGCTCGGCGATGTCACGGCGGCTTTGCAGTCGCTGGAGCGCAAGGGCCAGGTGGCGGGGATCGATCACGAGGACTATGGCCACCGCTGGCAAATCACGGACGCGGGAAAGGTGCGGGCTCGAAGCTAATTTTAGGAATGAACCATGGGACGAAAAACAAGAAGCGACAGCAAGCTGGACAACCTGGCGGATCACCATCACGCGGAGCTTGTCCGGCGCTTGCTGGAGAACGAGAAGTACGAAGATCTTTTGACCTGGTTGGCGGTGGAGTGCGGGGTCTCTTCGTCCTTGGCGTCCTTGTCCTCATTCTTCAAGCGTCACTGTGCACCGGTCCTGCACGAGAGACGGCAGCTCGCGGTGATTCGCGCGGCGGAGTTTTCGAAAGCGGCGGAAGAATCGCCGATGGACTGGGACGAGGTGGCAATGGAGAAGCTCAAGCAAATCTTCTTCGAGCTACTCTTGCAGCCGGACGTCGACCCGGCGACGGCCAAGAAATTCGGCGACATGCTTCTCAAGGACAAGGCGCTGAGTATGGACTCACGGCGCTTGAAGATCGTGGAGGCGAAGGCCAAGCGGCTGGAAGAGGCCAAGAAGGATCTGGAGGAACGGAAGAACACGGGCGGCGTGAGCGCGGAAGCGTTGGCGGAGATCGAGCGCACCCTGGGAATGCTTTAATGAGTAAGAGACGACCAGACCACGCGGCGAAGTTTCGCGGGAAGGCAGAGAATATCCCGGAGCGGGAGATTTTCATGCTGCCCTATCAATCGGCCTGGATTCAAGACAAGGCGATTCTGAAGCTCATGGAGAAAAGCCGCCGCGTCGGGATCTCCTATGGCACGGCGTATGACCTGGTCCGGCAACATTCCCGCGAAGACAACCGGGCGGATTCTTGGGTTTCCTCTCGTGACGAACCTTCCGCGAAGTTGTTTCTGCGCGACTGCAAGACCTTTGCAAAGGCTCTGAATATCGGGGCGGAAAGCCTGGGCGAGCGGGTGGTCGATGAAGACGGGCACAATGCCTATGTCCTGCGGTTCGCGAATGAGACTGACATCAATTCCCTTTCCTCCAACCCCGACGCCTTCGCGGGTAAGGGTGGAAACGTCACGCTCGACGAGTATGCCCTGCGGAAGGATCCGAAAATGGTTTGGGACATCGCGGCTCCTTCGATGGACTGGGGCGGACGGCTTGGAATCATCTCAACGCACCGGGGGAGCGCGAACTACTTTAACACGCTCATTCGGGAAATCACCGAGAAGGGAAACCCGAAAGGGATCTCGCATCATCGCGTGACGCTTCAATATGCGCTTGATCAAGGTTTCTTGTGGAAGCTCCAGACCAAGCTGCCGGACGGCGACCCGCGCCTCGAGATGGATGAGGCGGCCTATTTTGATTACATCCGCGCCAGGGCGTCGGACGAGGACGCCTTCAAGCAGGAATACATGTGCATTCCTTCGGACGATGCCGGGGCCTTCCTGGAATACTCGCTCATCGACGGTTGCACCTATGCGCCGGGGGTGGAGTGGGAGTTTGCCCTGCAAGAGGCCATCGCCTGCGCGAATCCCCTCTTCGCGGGAATCGACATCGGGCGCGTGAACGATCTCACCTCCATGACCATCCTCGAAAAGATCGGCGGGCACTACTTCACGAGGAAGCGCATCGATCTTCAAGGCATGGCCTTCTCGAAGCAGGAGGCGATTCTTTACCCCTGGGCGGCGGCTTGCTCGCGGGTGTGCGTCGATTCCACCGGACTGGGAATGCAGTTCGCCGAGCGCATGGGCGAGAAGTTCGGCAAGTATAAAATCGAGGGCGTGACCTTCACCGGGCCGGTCAAGGAGGAACTGGCGTATCCGGTGCGGAGCGCCTTCGAGGATCGGGGCATTTCCATTCCCTTCGGCGACAAAGTTCTCGAAAGCGACCTGCGGGCGATCCGCAAGGAAACGACGAGCTCCGGGAACATTCGCTTCACGGCGGACCGCGGCGCGGGTGGTCACGCCGACCGATTCTGGGGCCTCGCCCTCGCGATCCACGCGGGCGGAGCGAAACAAACACTATTCAAAGGGGGCCTTTGCTAATGATTCGAGTTATTAAACTTAGCCGTAGAATGCGATTTCAGGGCCTTTTGCCTATTTCTGGCATGAGTTGCCGTAAAAAGCCCTGTCCGCGATATGCAGAACGGTTGCATTGGAATGCGGGCGTAAATCAGGAAGGGGGCGCGGCGTGAGTTTGTCATTTGACCCGATTTCGCGGAAATTCGCCCCTGCGGAGAAGAAAAGCGGCGCTTGGCGCGACTGGCTGGCCGGCGGCCTGGAGCCGGGCGCGACGGCGGGGCACCTGCACGAGGCTTTCAAGAATTCTCCCTGGGTGATGCGGGCGATTAAGTTCTGCTCCGACCCCATTGCGGCGGTTGACCTCGAGATGTTCACCGACCGCAAGGGCGGCGAGGTCCCGCTGGATCTGCCGGAGGCGAAACAATTCTGGAACAAGCCAGGCGTCAACCTGCGCGGCAGGATGTCCGGCGGCGATTTCTTCCGCGCGACGGCGGGCTGGCTCAAGCTCCAGGGTGAAGCGTTTTGGATTCTCGACGATTCCTGGTTTGCACGGCGTCCGCTGGCGCGTCGCTCGCCTCTCGCGATTGCCCGGCCCGGTGATATGGAGCCGGTCTGTGGCGACATGGGCGAGGTCATCGGCTGGAAGTGGACGCGCCAAGGGGCCAAGGGTGGCGCGGCGGTGGAGGTCCTCACGCCGGAGAACGTGGTCCATCTCGCTTGTTGGAATCCCTACGACCAACTCCGCGGCCTGGCCGAGTGGGAAGCGGCCAAGATTTCCGCCGAGGCCGATTACTTTGCCTCCAGGTTTGCCAAGAACCTCATGGAGAACAATGGCGACCGGGGGCCGATTGTGACCGGCGAAGGGGCGGCGAGTGATGAGCAGATTGCACAAATCACGCGCATCCTTCGGGAAAAGCGCGAGCGCAACAAGCGGGGCGAGTTTGTCCCGGCCTTCCTCGTCGGCTCTGGTCTCAACGTGACCGACCCCAGCGTGCAGGCGGTCGACGCGGCCTTCATGGCGCAGCGGATGGCGAACAAGCATGAGATCTTTTTGGCCTTTGGCGTTCCTCCCTCCTTCTCGGAAGTGACCGCTTCCTACTCCATCGGCTCGGCCAGTGACCGCTATCGACTGATTGAAGAAACCTGCAAGCCGCTTGCCGAAATGATTGCCAGCGGTGTCGAGGAAGTCATGAACGGGGTTCGCTCCATGGAAGGCGGCTGGTTGAGAATGCCGGTTGTCGAGCGGGAAGTCTTCGCCGATTTCAATTTCGATGAGCATTCCACCATGGTCGAAGTCAGGACCGAGCGGGTGAAGTCTGGCTCCGAACTGGTCGACCGGGGCGTGCCCTGGAAGGTCGCGGGCGAATACCTCGGCCTCAAGCTGCCACGCTTCGCCGGTGATGACGTGGGGCGCGTGCCCTTCAACCTGACCGAGATCGGCGGGAGCGAGGAAGCGGCGGAGGTGGCCGAAGTGGGCAAGGCGCGGGACACCGTGGCGGAGCTCGGCGCGCTCTTTCATCAACGGGCGTTTCAGGCCAAGGCCCAGGAAGACAGCAAGGCCAAGGAGGAAAAGGAAAAGATCGACTTCGAGCGCGCGGAGCTTTGGCGAAAGCTCAATGCCTACCGCAAACCGTGGGAAAAGATGTTTGCCAAGAAGTTCTCGGCCCTCCTCATGAAGGCCCGCAGCCAGACCTTGGCCAAGCTCGGGGTTTTGGATGAGAAGAGCCTTCAGAAGGCCGGAGCCATCGACCTGGTCTTTGATCTGCCGGAATGGTTGGAAGAGTTCCTTGAGACCATGATGCAGATTTCCCGCAGTGCGCGGGATGCGGCGGCGATCGAGTTATGGGTCGAGGAACTCATGCGCGAAGATGACCCGGCGGAACTTCCGGCAGCCAACACCCTTCGCTTCCTGCGGCAGCGTCGCAACATGCTTGCAGACACCGCCGAGGACATTCACCAGGGGATTCTAGGCACGCTCGAAGAAGGCTTGAACAATGGCGAGACCATGGACGAGCTGGCGGAGCGGACGAGGTCGGCCTTCAATGGGATCAATAAGACGCGGGCCGAAGCCATCGCCACGACTGAAACCACCGTGGCCTATGAAAGCGCCCGGCAAGAGACCTTCGAGGCGGCGGGCGTCGAGTTCAAGGAATGGCTCACCAGCGGCCTGCCAAACGTCCGCCTGACTCACTTCCGCGCCAATGAAACGGTTGTGGGAATCAAAGACACTTTCAAGGTGGGAGGCTTCAACCTCGCGCACCCCGGCGACCCGAACGGCCCGCCGCAAGAAGTCATCCGCTGCAACTGCATCATGATCGCGAGCACGGGACCAGCAACCCAGGACAACGAAGGAGGCGAAGACGATGAGTAACCCAGGAGGCAGAGGAAAAGTGCGCGGGCACCGCGTGAAGTGCGGGCACAAGGAACGGCAGGAGCGCGGGCTCGCGGCGGTGAAGGTGGCTTGCAATGACTTCTTCGCGAAGCGCGGGATGGTCTTTGATAGGAAGGGCGACTTCCTCTTTGGATCCCGCGACCGATACCGCCGCGCAGTGATCAGGAACGAAAGACGGCTCGACCGCATCGCGGAAGATCTGGGACAAACCGAACAATTTTAACGACACCATGAAGACGACTTTCAAAGACGAACAAGGGACCGAGCATGAGATCTGCCGCCGGACACTGACGCCGGAGGTGAAGATCATCGACGCCGAAAAAGGGATCATTGACTACGTGGCGAGCGACGAAACGCTGGACCACCACGGCGAGATTGTCACGGCGAGCGGGTGGAAGTTTACGCACTTCAGAAAGAATGCGCCCCTCCTCAATTCTCACCGCTCTTATGACATCGGCGACGTTCTCGGCAAGGTTCTCTCGGCGGAAGTCATGGACGGGCAACTGGTCGAGCGCGCGCAATGGGCGATCGGCCTGGGACACGACGCGGCGGATGTGGGCTGGAAGCTCACCGAGGCGGGATTCCTGAAAGCGGTCTCGGTCGGGTTCTATTCCACCAAGCGGGTTTCCCGTTGGCGCGATGAGGCGGAGTTTCTGGAGGCAGTCTCGCAACTGGGAATCTCGGCGGAAGACGCGGCGATGTTGAGCGCCATCCACCTGGAGAAAGAACAACTCGAGCTCTCGGCCTGTGTTATCGGGGCGAATCCGAACGCACTGGCGAAAGGCTTCGCGGCGGGAGCGATTGGCGAGAGTGATCTGGCCCGGCTCGGGTTCGGCGGCGATGACGAATTTGACTTTCTGGCGAAGGCGGCGGAGGCCGTCGACTCGCCGCAAGCGGACGCGGTCTTCAAGGCCATGGTCGCGATTGAGATGGGGCGGATCTACGACCGGCGCGCCAATCAGAAACAACTTTCCAGAACGAAGCAGCAAGCAACAGACCCCACGCCAGGCACGCCTTCCGGCGGCGCGGAGGTCGAGCGGAAGGCAGCAAAGCGCGCGGACTTCCTGGACCAACTGGCAAAGCTCACCAAGTAGAGCGGAGCCACCAACCAAGAAAAAAACGACACCATGAAAATTGCAAAAATGCTGGCCCTCGGGGCAATCGGATTCTGCGAAGAATTCAACGGAAACCCAGGAGGCGGCGGCGCGGCCCTCGCTGAGAAGGATTTCCAGGACAAGGTCCTCGGCGGACTCGGGGAACAGAAGAACCAGACCGATGAACTGGTCAAGAACTTTGACAACCTGGACCAGAAGACCAAGGACATCTTCGAGGACATCACGAAGCAGAAGAACGAATTCGAAGGTCTCACCGGACAGGTGACCACCATCGAGCACTCCTTCAAGAAGCTCGCCCTCCAGCTCAAGAACGAGCAGCGCCTCGCCTATGGCGACCCGGTCAAGCGCATCCTCGCGGACCCGGACAAGAAGTGCCTCATCAATGCGAAGATTCGCCAGGCCCTCGGTGCCCCTCTCTCTGAGGATCATCAAAAAGCCATCACCTCCGGCAGTGCTCCGGGCTCGACTTACATCAACGACAGCCTCGACACCGAGATTTACGACACCCTCGCGACGTATGGAATCTGGAATTCCTTCGACGTTAAGAGTGTCTCGACTCGCAACAACAAATTCCTCGTCAAGACCGCCCGCCCCACGGCCAGCTTTTTCGGCGAAGGCGTGACCATCACCGAGGACTCGGCCAAGGCCGGAACCTCCGTGACCTGCGAGGCCAAGGGAATCAAGGTCGTGCTCTCCGTGCCCATCGAGCTTCTCGACGATTCGGAGGTTGATCTCTCTGAGGACATCCTCGGCGACTTCCTACAGGCGATCAGCTACCGCATGGACTGGGCTTGTCTCCAGGCCGATGGCACCGACGACGGCACCGACGGCGGCATGACCGGGATTTTTGCAGGCGGCACCGCTTCGGTGGCAGCCTCCGGCAACACCACGGTGGAGAGTCTCGACTTCGAGGACTACACTAAGGCCATGCTTTCGGTCGACGAAGGCGTCCTTTCCCGCGAGACCCGCTGGTGGATGCACCCTCGCCAGCTCATCCGCAGCCTCTCGGTCAAGGATTCCAACGGGCGGCCCATCTTCCTCACCGCGATGGAAGCGCCGACGCCTGCCGGGATTGGTTCCATCCTCGGCTCTGCCGTGGTGCCATCCTACGCCGCTCCGACTGCCAACACGACCAGCTCGGATATTGCCGTCTTCGGTGATCCGAAAGGCCTGGTCGTTGGTTTGCGGAAGGGAATCGAGTTCGCCCAGTCCAACGAGGCGAAGTTTGAGGACTACGAGGCCACCTTCCGGGGAGTTGGTCGTTTCGGCTGCAAGATCCGCGACGCCGGAGCCTTCGCGGTCCTCACCACCGCTGCAAGTTAAGCCACTGCGGACCCGCTGCGGCGGGTCCGCATCACCTTTGCAAACGCCATGAGCACCAAGAAAAAAGCCGCCAAGAAAGCGGCCAAGCCAGCAGAAGCCGCCAAGCCGAAAGCCATCAAGGTCGAGGCCATCAAGCCAATCGCGGAAGCGGGCGGGTATTATAAGAAGGGCGACACCTTCGAGGTGACCCCGAAACGGGCGGAGGCGCTCGGGAAGTTGGTCAAACCTGCAAGCGACGAGTAAACGCGCTTTTTCATTCTGTCCCCGGTCCGCGTGACCGGGGGCGGACTTGAGGAAAAACTTGGAACGTAAAACTTAGAAAAAAAAAGATGCAGACAATTAATAACAACGGGACGGCGGCAGCGGCTGAGATTGACAATCGCAGCCAGGTCAAACGAATCTCGGTCCATGGTCTCGCCGTAAATGACATCCCGGCAGATTCGTCAATCCACCTTGAAGTCGAGGTCGATGGCGATTGGAAACGTGGAGGAGTCAGTTGGTCGCGCGGTGACGAAAACACAGTTAGAGCGGTCGAACTGCTCGAAGGGGACAACGTGCGTGCGGTCGTCGACGGAACGGCAATAAGCGGAACCTGGACGGTAAAACTCACACAATAAAATGGTTGCAAGATTTGGTCAGGTGGACGGCGATTATTCGCTGGAGCGCTCGCTAATCGTGGCAGGCGCGCCGGGGTGTTTTGGCAATGCGAGCAATAACGAAATCATCGTTCCGAATATCCTCCAGTTGCAACCAGCCGCCGCTTACAGCCTCCGGTCGTTTGATTCTGATGCAGATCCGAATGTCGTCAATGTGCGCCGTTCGAGCGATGGAACAACAAGCGACTTTAAGGCATCAGAGGTTAGTGATGGGACGTTGACGAGCTGGGTAGGCGCAGGGAACGACGGCCACGTCACCACATGGTATGACCAGAGTTCAAACGGACGGGATAGCTCACAGTCAACCGCAAGCGCGCAACCAAAAATCGTCGATGGTGGCACGTTGGTGACTGACTCATCGAACAACCCAGCAATTCTCGGTGACGGCGTAGATGATACTTTGTCCCACCCAACGCTTACTGATGAACTAGACAGTTCGGACTTTTTGGTGACTGCTGCTTATGAAGATGATTTGTCTATGGGAATCGTTGGTGCAATCCCAAGGCTGTATCTTACGAGTTCATCGATGGCATATAATACACTAGGTACTGTTGGCTACCCT